GACTATACTCCCTCTACAGGCATGAAGTGGCCTACAACTAGACCAACAATTTTTGGTTCATCCTCATAAGGGATGAACTTCTCTGGATAGTTCTTATTCAGTGAAACCATTCTAAATCCATCCTCATCACGGTAGAGTTTTTTGATATAAACTGAGTCATTCCATGATAATGCATAAACAGCCCCGTCATAGTCGAAACCGTTCGAGCGTATAAGTGCGACTTCACCGCTCTTATAGACAGGCTCCATGGAATCTCCCTCGATCCATGCTGCAATATCGTAGCCGTATTGTTCCTCATCGGAGTAGACAGTTTCAGTTTCAAACTCGTCAAAGAATCCTTCTCCCAGGCCAGCAGATAATTGAATATCTGATAGTACCTGTACTGAGAAGAGTGGAATGACGTTTGAAGTTTGTTGGGATAGAAGAAGCTCCTCAACATAGTCCTCTGCCTTTAGCTGGTTACCGGGAGTTAACTGAAGATAATTATTGACAATATTGTATTCTGATTCGAAATAGGTGACGGGGACATCTAGGATTTTTGCTATAGCTGAGAGATTTTTCTGATTTGGGATTGATTTACCTGATTCCCACTTACTGTAAGAAGCTCTATTGATACCTAATTTATAGGCAATTTCAGACTGATTAAATTTTCTCTCAATTCTTTTTTCTTTAAGACGAATTCCAGAAAACATGACGCACCACCTTTGTTGCTTTATTATGCAACGATTATATCAAAAATATCAAACTTTGCAACAAAAGATTATTCAGATGCAAAATCTGCTTAGTATTCATTCATTCTATATGTAAAATATATCGTTTTTCTGGTTTTAGTAGTTGAATCATATCTAAAGTAACATTAGCACAAATTTTCTTGTAATAGAATAATGTGCTGATTTTTTTAACAATTTTTGATATAATATTCCCAATATCATGTTGCATTATAAAGCAACGGAATTGAGGTTGTAAGATGCCGATTACAGAATATATTAAAAGAAAATTTACAAATCAAATTAAATCAGATATTCATAGTAATATTTTATTGGATATTAAAGCTAAGATAGAAACCACTGTTGAGAGCTGGCAAGTGTTTTCAAAAGAACTTCCAAACATAAAGTATATTAAAGTTACTCCGTTTCAAAAAGATTATCGAACTATTCGATTATTAGTTAATGTGACCTCAGAAACACATTTCGAGTTTGTTTGTAAAGATAAGACAGAGATAAGAGATATCCAAAGAAAACATACGATTGAATATCTGTTATTCTTTGATGATGAAGTTATAATGTCGCTAGTAGAAATTGGTGAACATCGAAAAGTAAAGTTTGATAGTGAAACACAGCTAGATTCTACGTTACTTCCCTATATGTATCAAACAAAATACGAGGAAGAAGCAGAACAATTTTTGAATACTTTTTATAGTTCTGCATTGAAGCTACCGCAACCTATTGACCCTCTAATTGCAATAAATAGTCTTGGACTGACATTGCTGGAAAGCCCCTTAAGTCCTGATGGTAGCATTCGTGGTCAAAGTCATTTTAGGTCAGAAATAGCTAGGGTATATGACCATACTTACAATTCTTACAAGAGTTTGGTTGTTTCTGAAGGAACGGTGATTTATGATGCAAGTAAATTTGTGAAAGGGAATAAAAACCTAACACTCATTCATGAGGCATATCATCAATATAGACACAGACCACACATAATGATGAAGGAATTTTTACTTTCGCAAGATGATTATAAGAGTAGAGATAAAGATTTTAAGAATGCTAGAATGTGGATAGAAAAACAAGCGAAGGTTGTTCCACCTAGAATTTTGATGCCAAGAAGTACTTTTTGTAAAAAAGCATTAGAATTAATTACTGAGATTGCAGAAAATAACAAACGTACTGGAATGCTAGATATTCTTCAAATTACTATTGAAGAGTTGGCAGATTTTTTCCATGTCTCAAAACAGTCAGCAAGAGTAAGATTGATTGAATTAGGATTTGATGAAGTTCGTGGAGTTTTGGAATTTGTAGATGGTCGATATGTTAACAATTATGCTTTTAATAAACTAAAAGTAAATCACAATCAGACTCTAACTATTTCAGAACAACAAATGTTTGATTTATATGCCTCCAATAGTGATTTTCGAGAATTGATTGATTCTAAACGTTATATCTATGTTGATGGACATGTGGTAATTAATAGTCCAGAAGTAGTTTGGTACTTCATTAAATATCCTTTGATATCACCAGCAGCTCTTGAGAAATTAGATGAGTATGCGATTATTTTTGATATTAAGCGTAAAGAATATGAGGAAATGGGTTTTGAAGAAGATTTTACCTTATATCTTTTACATCCTAGCTCGTATAAATTTGAGATTTCATACAAACATGGTATTGAATATTCAATTGATGAAAGAAAGCTTGAAGTTGAAACGGAGCAACGAAATCGTGAATTTACATTGTTTAGACAATTGCCTAATGACTTCACTGAAGCAATGAATAAGGTAAAGGATTATCAAGAGGAAACTTTTCCAAAAATTGCAGAAGCAGTAGATTCAAGTGAATCTACGATTAAACGACTGTTTAAAGGAACGGGTGGTAGTTTGCAGCTCTTTGTATTGGTATTGGTGTATCTTGAGCTACCTGATTTTATTAATCAGTATCTGTTATCGCTCTCAAACTTTAAAATAAAAAATGGTGAAAAAGAAGATATGGCTTATCAATACCTCCTTAACCATTTCCAAGGACAATCTGTAGCGGCCGCAAAACAATTTTTAACAAAAAGAGGAATTTCTACTAAGTAATCGTGTCACAATGTTGATACGATTTTTATATTATGTGGGTGATATTTTATGTATTTTGAGAAGAATACTCCATAGTAGCAAGGTTTTGACCGTGTCAGAACCTTGCTATTTTCTTTTTTATTTTCCGTGAGATACTAGACTAAAAGTAATCTCATGTCATGATTTGCTACTGATCATAGCGAACCTCAAAGTTATGACTTGAGAGTGCATTGTCAGTCTGTGAGGTTAGCTGACCGATAACATAGAGGAAAGTAACTATGCGGTCAAGAATATTTTTTGCATGCCTTGATTTGTCATGTGTGCTTTCGGTATTAACTGGAAAGCCAATCAATCATGACAATCAACGTCAACTTTTTCAACTACTGCCAAGCTCAATCTTCATCAACTGGGGTACATCCAACTGAAGGTGAAGTACTAGCTCCCATGTTTGTACAGGATTACTACATGACCTCACACCATTCAGGGTTGCTACGTGGCACGTTTCGTCAATGTCGTATCATGGGTATTCCAATACTAACTGCCTTTGTACCAGTCGCAGAAGAGGACTATGAACAGATGGTCTGGTGGTATAACAACTCAGTTAATGATTATCTCAAAGATTTTCGTAAGCCGAGTAAAAATGCTCCTAGAGTTTCATCCTGGGAAGCATTCACAGAGAAACAAGATTTACCAGTTATCGATGATGGGATTGAGCTTTATCTATTCATGGATCAATTTGAGTTTTTGAAATCAAAACTTGCAGAATCAAACTTTCAAGCACCAGAAATTTTGGAAATGCTATTTAAAGGTTATGAGAATAAGGAAATCTTTGAAAAACTAGGAGTACAGAAATCTGCAGGCTATAATAAAGTCAATAATACTAAGAAAGAAGGGATTGAGCTTTACAAAGCATTAAATAAATAACAGAATCGCCATCTCAATTATGAGGAGGCGATTTTTTACTAATCTTTCTGATAGAATAAGCATTCGTATCCGTCGGCACGAAGGTTAATATCAGACATCCAGTCTGGTGCAATACCCATCAATGATGCAATCTTATCAATTTTTTGTTCCATAGGACATTCGATTATTACTTCATCATGGACATGACCTACAATTTTAAACTCTTTCAGTTGCTTCAAAGAGTAAGCAAGAATGTCTCTACTGATAGCTTGGACAATGTTCTCCACAAATTTTGGACCATAACTTTCTAACCTCTCCCAACGTTTAGCAGTTCCAGTTCCCTCATAAGTGACGGACTCTCCACCGAACTGGTTCTCTCCAATTCTTGGTTTAATATATGCTAATTTACGACCAGATGGGAGTGTAATGAATAGAATGCCGCTTCTTACTTCAAATTGAATACCATGAGTAGATGTTGGAATTTGTTCCTTTACAGCAGTCTTTACAGCATTATCGACATCCCACCATAAGAGAACGATATTGGGATTTGCTTGTCGCCAAGAGTTCACTAGTGGTTGGAGTTCTTCCTCTGATAGTCCCATATCAAGTGCACCCATGGCTTTGAGTGCACCGACTGAACCACCATACCCACAAGCAAGCTCCGCAATTTTCCCTTTTTGTCTCAATTTAGAATTTTGTCCATGTTTTTCAACTGGTACTCCAAACATCTGAGAAGCGGACATACAGTAGATGTCTTTACCTAGTTCAAATACCTTACTACGCCATTTCTCCCCTGCCAAGTGAGAGAGGACACGAGCTTCGATTGCTGAAAAGTCGCAAACAATGAATTTCTTTCCTTTGCTAGGGACAAAGGCTGTTCGGATAAGTTGAGATAAGGTATCTTGCGTATCGTAAAGGAGTTCAGTAGCTTCTAGGTCACCAGTTTTAAAAAGTTTTCTAGCTTCCTCAAGGTCAGGAAGATGGTTCTGAGGTAGATTCTGAAGTTGCACCAAGCGACCAGCCCATCGACCTGTACGGTTAGCTCCGTAAAATTGAAACATTCCTCTTGCTCGACCGTCCTTACAAACACAGTTCATCATGGCTTGATATTTGGATACACTTGATTTAGCGGCTTGCTGCCGAAGTTTGAGGACTTTTGACGTTTTATCATCGACTGTTTTGAGGAGTTCTTTAACAGCTTTTTTATCCAGTGAATCGGTGGTTACTCCGTGTTCTCGTAACCAACCGATCATCTGAAGAACAGAGTTGGGATTTTCTAGACTTGTTAAAGCTTTCAGTTCCTCTTGGATTTGAGCTTTGCTCTCTGTATCAATTTTGATTGCTGCTTTAACAAAATCAACATCTATGCCAATACCTCGGTCGTTGATAATCTGATCCTGGAGGTACTCATCCCAAACAAAATCAGGTACTGGGAAGTTTTTTAGCCTTTCCTTGATGGCCAATTCGACCTCAACATCACGTCTGTTGTAATCGATAAAGGTAGCCCACTGGTCAGGCGCGTGATGTGGGAGGTTACGTGTCCGTCCACCGTTAATTTTCGTTGGCTTACAAGGCACGCAGAAGTAGCGAATGAGGTCAGCTCCCTCTCTCATCTTTTGGTCTTTGAGTTTGAGGACTGTTCCAACTCCCTCAAGGGAGAGGGGAAGTCCTAAATATGCTGACCAAATCATGCTACATCTCCATGAAACTGGAGATAAAAATCTATCTAATAATAAATCAGGATGATATTTCTTGAGCCAGTTTGATAGACAAACTCGCTCAAATGAAGCGTTGAATGCCCATTTGATGACTCTATCGTCTACTAAAGCTTCAAGAATGTCTTGTGGTAATTTCTCCTTACTTAAGTCGTAAACAGTCACTGGTCCATTATTGACAGATACCGCAAACAAAAGGATTTCAAAACTGTCATCTTCCGCATAGCGATAGACTCCCGATTTTCGTAAGTCAATTTCACAATAGGTTTCGATGTCAATGCTGAGTTCTTTAATTGGCATAGTACGTCCTTTCTGAAAAAGGTGACAGAAGTACTGCCACCTAAAGTTCTATTTATTTTTTCGACTGAGTGGTGTTTGGCTAAGTTTTTCTTTATTTTGCTTAGCTTTTCGTTTCATTTCATTTCGAATGTCATCTCTAATGGTCATATACCCGAAGTATAGTCCGATTAGCACCCAGAGACCCATAATAGTACAAGTTAAAATAGTATACATCATCAATCTAATTCTCCATTTTTAGTTCAAAAAGTCATCATCATCTTCTGTCGCAAAATCATCCTCAGCACGAGTGCGCCCACCAAGGGGGTCACCATCACGCAATTTTTGCAAGTTATTCAAACCGCAAGCAATACCTTTATTGCCATTGGAATTAAATGCGTAGAAGGTGATAGAAGCGCGACCATAGATACCAGAGTACAATTCGGAAGTATCAATGATTTCTTGACGATTGCCATCAACCACACCAGGTTTGTGTGGAGAGTTAGCATTTACGAAGTAAGCATTTTTGTACGCTTCATCATCTGGACGCTCAAGGTCACCGTCACGAAGGGGAGTTTTTAGTGTAGATAGAGCAGGTACAGACTTACCGTTGCCTTTGAGTTTTGACTCACCTTCTTTATAGGCTTGCTCAATAGCAGCCTTTATTTTGTTAACTGTGACTGTGTCGTCTTTTGGAATGATGAGTGATGCACTGTACTTGGGAGTGCTGCCGTTAATGGATTTTGGTTCATTGGCATTCAAGTAGCTGAAGCGAGTGTTTGGTCCTGTAATTACTTTAGTTGTCATATAGTTAATCCTCTTTAAATTCATTTTTTGCTAGGTTCATCTCTTGACGGCTATCGTCAATTGGAACGAGTGTTGGTTTACCAGTTGGTTTTATTACGAGACCACCAAGTAGGTCGTTAAAGGTTTTCTTGCCAAGTAACTTAGTCATGGCTGTAATGGTTAGTAGTTTCTTCTCATAAGGGTCATAGCCTGCTTCAATCACTGCATGGCTAACAGCTGACTCATCTGAGAATTTACGAACAGAGCGACCTTCAACCAGTTTGTATCCTGGGATAGAATATCCATCTGTGGCTTGATTTAATGCATAAGCTTTGATGTCGTTTGCCCACGAAATCAACAAGTCTAGTTTAGGTAAAATCTCTGCAATGTCCTCGTTATCAAGGGTAGCTGGATTCGCAAACTCCATCTTGGCAAGAGCCAAATTATCCTCCGCACGTTTACGACAGACAGTCTTTAGTTTACAGAATTGGCAGTGTTTACCAGACTGCATATCCCCCTCACCTTTGAATGCAAGTTCAGCTTTTGGAGCGAGTTCATTTTCAGCCCATTCAAGCAACTCAGTCTTTTCTATCTCAAAGGTAGATATGTTATGTTTTCGTGGTTGAAAGATGGTCATGGTGACTTTATCAAAATCATAAAGCCCATCAAACATCTCAAGAGCACCGAGGGTATAACACATCATTTGTGGGTTATGGTCTGCATCAACTAGAACACCAAGTCCGTGCTTATAATCAATAACCTGAAGAAGTCCGTCTGCCACGATGAGGCAATCTCCAGTTCCAAATCCTTCAGGTACCCATTTGGAAAAGTCCAGTCGTTGTTCGATAAGAACTGTAGGGTCACGAGAATAGCCTCTGGCTTTCTCGACTTGTTCCATGACATAGTTGCGGTATTCTTCAGCGCAATCCTGCATTTCATGATTGTAAAATGCTAAATCCTCAGTCGGGTCACGCGCATTCCTGCCTAAAGCTTTCTCGACAAGATAAGCACATAACTCGTGAGCATCCGTACCTTCAAGGGCAAACTCAGAGTTTACATCTGGCATATCTTCTGTTAACCGAACGGAAGGTGGGCAGTTCAACCAACGATGTGATGCAGAAGCGGATAGAATGGCGTGGTTAGTCATTACCAATCCCTCCAGCTTCTTCAAGGACTGCCGCAAAGTGTTTAGGGTCAAGAGCTGATAGAGAAGAAGCACCGTAAGTATTTAGAAGAGCACGAACTTCATTTTTAAATCCATCTTTAGCTTTAGTCGCAAGGACTGCACGGACATCCTCCAATTGAATTTCCCTCTGTGGTTCAGATTTTGGTGATATTGGTTCAGTAACTGTTTCACCGTCAGTAGATAGGAGTTTCTTGAACTCATCCACCAAGCGAAGGTAGTACTTTGCGGTTTCTTCCATATCATGAATTAGTCTATTCAGTTCTTTCATTTTGCTCATTGTTTTCTTCCTCCATAATTTTCCGAGCGAGTAGTTTTGAGATGACGCTGATAGCGATGAGAGTATCAGCTACGTCTTCATCAGGTTTGATGTATGGTTCGTTTACCATATTTGGTCCTCCTATCTTACTAAGTAAGGTTTTTATTAAATTTTCCACTTTGCAAGAGATTTTTTTTAGACATATCTCTTACACATTACTAAGTAGAACCAAGTGATGTTTTTCCGTTAGATTTGAAAAAATTTTTGAATACCAAAAAAGTTTCCTGTGCAATTTAATAGGAAACTTCTATTTTTTTGAATATTTTTTTCTGAAAGAGTGGAAAAATTTGTCAGATTCTTACTTAGTAAGTTAAGAAGATATATTTCTAAAATTACTGCAAAAATATGGAGGGTGCATAATGCAATTTACCTTATCTCATTCTGGACAGACTGGGGTTCAGACAACCACGGTTTATCCCAATCAAGTAACTATTACTGATGAAATATCGATACAAACTGTTGCGCAATTTGACCATGTGGCAGGGCTGTTTTTAAACAATACACGCTCAAATACCAACTTTATCAAGTCAGATGTGTTAGTCATGGATATTGATAATGATCACACAGAAAATCCTGATGAATGGCTTACCGAAGAAGTCCTTAAAGACATCTTTGCTGATTACAATTTTGCCTTGGTCACCAGTAGAAGTCATTTGAAGGCTAAAGGTGGCAAAGCACCTCGACCGAAGTTTCATATCTATTTCCAAATCAATGAGGTAACTGATAAAGATGTCTACGTAGCTATGAAGGAAGAACTTTGTAATCAATACAAGTTTTTTGATGATAATGCCAAGGATGCGGCAAGGTTCTTCTTTGGAAATCCCAATGCACAGGTTATATGGTATGATTCATGGCTAACTATTGATGAAGATTTGTTTCAAGCTGTGTCTATAGATGACGAGGAAGATTTCGATGCAGACTTCTATACTCCTTCCAGTGGACCAATCCAGCAAGGAAGTCGTAATTCAACGATGTCAGTCTTTGCTGCGAAAATTCTCAAACGGTTAGGCGTGACCCAAGAAGCTAGGGATGGTTTTGATGAGCAGGCACAGAAATGTGTACCGCCACTTGACAAAGCTGAGTTAGATACCATTTGGGGGAGCGCGGTCCGATTCTACAACAGAACTATAAAAACATCAAAAAGTTATGTGACTCCCGATGCTTTCAATCGAGAAACTTTAAAACCAGATGATTACTCAGATGTAGGCGAGGCTGGTGTGCTTGCTAGAGAATATGCTAATAAGCTGGCCTACACCAACGCAACTGACTATCTTTACTATGACGGAACTCACTGGCGTGAGAATAAGCAGTTGGCACTAGGTGCAGTTGTACACTTTACTGATGAGCAACTTGCTGAAGCGAATGCACTCTTGGAATCTGCAGATAAGCAACTTCAGTCTTCAGGTATTGATGAATTAACCATAAAGGCTGGAGGAAAGCGTCTAGAAAATGCAGTCGAAACTCCACTTCAATTGAAATATTTAAAAGCTTATCTTGCAGCTAAAGAGTTCCATAAATTTGTTATGAAACATCGTGACTATAAGAATTTGATGGCTGTCTATAATACAGCTAAACCAATGCTTTCAGTAGAATTGTCAGAATTAGATAGTGATGACTTATTACTCAATACCCCAGAGGCTACCTATGATTTACGAAAAGGAATAAATGGGCAACAGGAACACAATCCTGAAGATTACATAACAAAAATAACTGCAGTCTCCCCTAGTGATCAGGGAATGGGATTATGGCAGGAAACGCTAGCTACCTTTTTCTGTAATGACCAAGAATTAATTGATTATGTTCAAGAAATTATTGGTATGGCAGCCATAGGTAAGGTTTATCAGGAACACATGATTATTGCCTATGGAGGCGGAGCGAACGGCAAGTCTACTTTTTGGAATACTATCGCTCGTGTGCTAGGTAGCTATTCAGGTAAATTATCTGCGGATGCCTTAACTATGTCAAACAAGCGAAATGTCAGTCCTGAGCTTGCAGAGCTTAAAGGGAAACGACTGGTCATTGCATCTGAGATGGCTGAAGGGATGAGACTCAATACAGCCGTTGTTAAGCAGATTACCTCAACAGATGAAATCCAAGCTGAGAAAAAGTACAAGGACCCATTTCACTTCGTGCCATCACACACGCTGGTTCTTTACACAAACCATCTGCCTAAAGTAGGAGCGAACGATGATGGAACTTGGCGACGTTTGGTTGTTATTCCCTTTAATGCTAAAATCACTGGTCGCTCTGACATCAAAAACTTTGCGGATCATTTGTATGACAATGCGGCACCTGCAATTTTGTCTTGGATTATCGAAGGTGCAGAAAAAGCTATCAAAGCGAACTTCAAAACAAAAGTACCAACTGCGGTATCATCTTCCGTCAAAGCTTACCGAGAAGCCAATGACTGGTTGGGACACTTCCTTAGTGACTGCTGTCAAGTTGGTGATCAGTTGACAGAAAAATCAGGAGAACTCTACAGTCAGTATCGTGCCTATTGCGCCAAAAACATGGAGTATACACGCAGTACGACCGATTTTTATTCTGCTCTTGATCAGGCAGGTTTTAAACGAAAACGGACAAGTAAAGGTAACCTCATTCTTGGTTTGAAATTGGTCGATGATGGCTATGATTTCTTAGATTAATGACCAACATTTTTATCCACCTTACCTCCACAAGAGAGGTGATGGACTATTTTAGGTGTGTAGGTCGTTGACTAAATTGTTGGAACTTATTTTTAATGAGGTTTCGGAAAAATGATTGAAACGACCAACATGAGTGACATTTTTTGATTTTGTGTAGGTCTATTATGGTCTTTTCTAAAACTATCCTATAAGCAAAAATTACTATAAAAAAAGCCTATAAGAGGAGTTTTGGAAATGACTGCACTAGACCTACACACTTCAATTTGATGAAAGGATTTAGAACGATGAGAGAAAAGTACGTTGAGCAAGCTCTGGTGAAGTCTGTGAAAGCTCGAGGAGGCATTTGTCCTAAGTGGGTATCACCATCTTTTTCTGGTGTGCCAGACAGGTTGGTGTTTTTACCCAATGGCAAGTTTGGCTTGGTGGAAGTAAAAGCTCCTGACCAAAAGCCAAGGATGTTACAAGTGTCAAGACATAAACTGTTCGAGCAGTTAGGCTTTACGGTTTATGTGATTGACCGCATTGAGATGATTGGAGAGGTGCTAGATGAAATTGACATTACATAACTATCAAGTAGTCGTCAAGGACTTCATCATAGCTCACCCTTATGCAGCGGTCATCCTAGACATGGGGATGGGAAAGACGGCTACAACCTTGTCTGCAGTAAATGAGCTGATGTTTGACCGATTTGAGGTCACAAAAGTTTTGGTTATTGCCCCACTTCGAGTCGCAAATACAGTATGGAGTGATGAGATTGAGCAATGGGCGGAGTTGCGTCACTTACGGTATTCGAAAATTGTGGGAACACCAAAGCAACGAAAAGTAGCTCTTCAGAAAGATGCGGATGTCTATATCGTCAATCGTGAAAATCTCCCTTGGTTGGTGGAACAATGTAGTCCCTATTTCAAGTGGGATATGGTAGTGATTGATGAATTGAGTTCTTTCAAGTCTTGGCAGTCCAAGCGTTTCAAAGCCTTTATGGCAATGCGTCCTTACATGAAACGTATTGTTGGGCTGACTGGAACACCAAGCTCAAATGGGCTAATGGATTTGTTTGCAGAGTTTAAAGTCATTGACGGAGGAGAACGCCTTGGTCGATTCATTGGTGAGTTTCGTAGTCGTTACTTTGAAGAAGGTCGTCGCAACGGAAACATTGTTTATGAATACATCCCCATGGACTATGCGGAGTGTCAAATTCAAGACAAGATTAGTGATATTACCATTTCCATGAAAGCATTAGACTATCTGGATATGCCTGAATTGATTTCAACCAAGAAACTGGTGCGTATGTCAGAAAAGGAAAAAGCAAAGTACAGTCAGTTTAAGAAAGAGTATGTAATGTCAGAGTTAGATGGATTAGAAGTGACTGCCGCCAATGCTGCAAGCCTGACGAACAAGTTAGTTCAGTTGTCCAATGGAGCCGTATATTCTGATGATCATACGGTTGTGGCATTACATGAACAGAAACTAGATGCCCTTGAAGATATCCTTGAATCCGCAAATGGAGAACCTGTATTAGTTGCCTATTGGTTCAAACATGACTTAGCTCGGATTATTAATCGTATAGAAAAACTCAGGGTAAAGAGTCGGGTGTTGAAAACAGAAGAAGATATTCGTGAATGGAACAAGGGAAATGTCCCAGTTGGCTTACTTCATCCAGCTGGAGCAGGTCATGGGTTGAACCTCCAAAAAGGTGGTCACAACTTGGTCTGGTTTGGTTTAACCTGGTCGTTGGAACTATACCAACAAACAAATGCACGTCTCTGGCGACAGGGTCAAGAGTCTGAGACAGTTGTTATCCAACACATTGTGACTGAAGGAACGATTGATGAGGAAATCCTGAAGGCACTAGAAAACAAAGATGCACAACAAGAACGGCTGATTGAAGCTGTAAAAGCACAGGTAGGAGGGGCAGATGGATAAGGCAGAGCACATTCTGACGCATTACAATGAACTTAAAAGTGACTTGGAGATGTTAAAGTATCGTTTGGAACATTTCAAACCAGTGACAGAAAATGAGGTTATTGGTTCGCTAGTTTTTGAGAAATCTGATGAACCTAGGGTTAAAAGTACACCTACCAATCGACGATCAGAGATGATTGCACTGAATTTTCGTGAGAAGATGATTCAGGAAAACGAGGAACAATTGGCAGATTTATCGCAGCGGTATATCCGATTGGCTAATGACCTTGAGAATTTTGAGATGGCTTTAAAATTTCTAAAGGGAGATTTATATGATTTTGCTCAATCTATGCTTAAGACAGATAGTAATTGGGATAGCTTGATGAGAGAGTTTCATATTAGCCGAAGTACTGTTAGAAATTGGCGACGTAAGGTCTTAGACCATGTTAGGGAAGTTTATCTGAAAATGGGATTTTCTTTGGAAAAGTAACCTCCCCCTGACCTCCCCTTGACCTACCAGTAACCTACCCCTGCACTAAGTGTGACCTAACATTGACCTCACTTTGTCAAAATTTGTGGTAGAATTGTAAGTGTCAAAAAAGATAAAAAATACTCAGAAATGACTGGATATAACTCCTTTTTAGAGTTAATATGTACACAACTTAAGAAGAGGAGAACAATACCATGACAAAACGCCAAGAAGAAAAACTCAATGCCCTTTTAACAGATATTGCTAAAGAAGAACTACTAGTTGAAACCTTGGAAAAACGCTGGAGCGACAACCTTGATTTCTACGATGTTTCGGTTTGGGGAATCAAAAGAGCATTAGAGAGAGCCTACGAAGCAGGCCGTCAATCAGTAAAATAAACCAAAGCCTAGCCCAAGGGTTGGGCTTTTTGCGTGGAGGAATTATGATTATTTCTAGTGAACAAGTGTCAGTTGGACACCCAGATAAAATCTGTGATCAGATTTCAGATGCTATTGTGACGGAGTGTCTCAAGTATGACAAATCAAGTCGAGTGGCAGTTGAGACTTTAATCAAGGATAACCATGTTGTAGTAGCTGGTGAAATTTCAACTAGACATTACTTTAATCTCGAGAACATTGTACGTCAGGTTATCGAGCCACTTGGTATGAAGAATGTTCGGGTAACTAACCTACTTGGACTCCAAAGCTCCGATATTGCTCAAGGTGTTGATAATGGTGGTGCTGGTGACCAAGGGATGATGTTTGGTTATGCGACAGATGAAACACCTGAGTACCTGCCACTTCCTTATGTCTTAGCAACTCGAGTCCTTGAGAAACTGATGTCACTGGGTCATCCCTTACTTGGAAAGGATGCAAAAGCACAGGCATCCTACGACTATGAGAAGAAACGAATTGACACCTTTTTAGTTTCCATCCAACATATCGAAACGGCTGACCTTGCCAAAGTGAAACGAATTGTGACTGAAGCCATGATGTCAGTTGCTCTGCGTTACCATCAGAATCTAGATTTCAACGTTCTAGTCAATCCAACTGGACGTTTTGTTCTTGGTGGCTCATTTGCGGATGCAGGAGTAACTGGACGTAAAATTGTGGCGGATACATATGGTGGTTTCGCACATCATGGTGGAGGTGCTTTCTCTGGAAAAGACCCAAGTAAGGTTGACCGCTCAGCAGCATACATGGCACGAAAGATTGCCAAGGATATTGTTCGTGAAGGGTATGCGAAACGATGTGAAGTACAATTAGCCTACGCCATTGGAGTTGCAAAACCTGTGTCGGTGTATGTAGAAACCTTTGGAACGAGTCGCTACACCACACAACAACTGGAGGGAATGATTCGTGAGCGGTATGATTTAACACCACGAGGTATCATTAAGGAACTTCATCTCTTGAATGTAGACTACACCAAAACATCTTGCTTCGGACATTTCACGAAAGCCTATCTTCCTTGGGAGAAGTAAAATGCCACGAAGACCAAGCACACCTTGTAAACAAAATGGTTGTCCTAACTTAGTACCATATAGACAGAAGTATTGTGCGAACCATAAAGCAAACCACCAATTGGATGCCAAGTCAACCAAAGCAAAAGGATACAATGCCCAGTGGAACAAAGCACGACTTCGTTACTTAAAAGTTCATCCACTCTGTGTTCAATGCAAAGTTAAAGGACGGCTGACCAAGGCAGCAGTCGTTGACCATATCACGCCCCACCGAGGTGATCAAGAACTCTTTTGGAATCAATCTAACTGGCAAGCACTTTGTAAGTCTTGTCATGATAGAAAGACCAAGACGACTGACCGATATGTGGAGTATACGTATCGATTTTAGTCTTGGAGTTTCGTTACAAAAGTATCTCATTTTTCACCTATTGGGGGAGGGGGGATGAAATCTCTAAACCCTTGGGAGACTAAGACCGACGCCCCCTCAAACGTACAATTTCGCAAAATTCGCAAGCGGGTACATTAAAATTGCTCAATTTTGACGTTCCTTCCCACCGTTATCACGTTTCTAATGTGGGGATGTAGCGTTCCCTAGTATGTAATTTTGGTAATAAAATAGTGAAAAAGGCTAGAAACAATGGTGAAAATAGTTGTTTTTAGTCCTTTTTTGCTGGAAAGGAAAACAAATGGACGAAAGTCAACGCAAACAAATCTGGAAAATGCGCGCAGAAGGTCTTGGCTATGGTTTCATCGGTAAGGCTACAGGTTTATCTAGAGATTCCGTTAAGAAATACTGTAAACGAAATCCAGCATTGCTTGGACATGGTGCTGCAACAAAGCAGATGGCAAAAGCCGACCAGAATGATGGACTTCGCTGCCCACAGTGTTATCAAGCACTTAAAATTCATAAAATAGGTAGACCAAAGAAGTTCTGTTCGGATAAATGTCGTAAGGTTTGGTGGACAACACATTCTGACGAACACGATAAATCAAAAACTGCATATGAAGATTTGACTTGCCAACAATGTGGCAGGTCATTTTTATCTTATGCCAATCCAAATCGAAAATATTGTAGCCATTCGTGTTACATTCAATCACGCTTTTATAAAGGAGAAATCAATGACAAGTCAACCAACAATGGAAATTAAAGAGATTCGATTATCTGAACTTCACCCAGCCTCTTACAATCCTCGCAAAAAACTCAAAAAGGGTGACAAGGAGTATGAAAAGATTAAGCAAAGTCTGCTCAAGTTTGGTTACGTTGACCCCATCATCGTCAATAAAGATTTTACGGTTATTGGTGGCCATCAACGATTAACTGTATTGAAGGACTTAGACTATGAAACTGCCAAATGTGTCATTGTCGATTTATCCAAGGAAGATGAAAAGGCTTTAAACATTGCCCTTAATAAAATTACAGGTCAATGGGATGACCAGCTTTTGGCGGACTTGCTTTTGGATTTACAGGAATCGGATTTCAATCTCGACCTGACTGGTTTTGAACCACCAGAAATTGACGATATCCTGTCGAATGTTCATGATAAAGACCTATCAGATGATGACTTTGATGTAGAAGAGGAGTTGAAGAAACCGACAGTAGCAAGACGTGGGGACGTCTGGCAACTTGGTAAACACCGAGTGATTTGTGGTGACTCAACTAAGGCAGAAACCTACGACCAACTTTTAGGTGATAAGAAAGTCAATCTTGTTGTGACAGACCCGCCGTATAATTGCGATGTTGAAAAGACGGCAGGTAAAATTCAAAATGACAATATGGGTGATTCTGAATTTTATCAGTTTCTTTTAGCTATGTTTACTCAAGTTGAGAACCACATGGAAGCCGACGCCTCAATCTACGTATTTCATGCGGATACGGAAGGATTGAACTTCCGTAAGGCATTTAAGGATGCTGGTTTTTATCTCAGTGGATGTTGCATTTGGAAGAAGAACTCATTAGTGCTTGGACGTAGTCCTTATCAATGGCGACATGAGCCAGTCTTATACGGGTGGCGTCAAAAAGGCAAACACCAATGGTTCAGTGACCGTAAACAGACGACCATTTGGGAATACGACCGTCCTAAGTCCAGCAAAGACCATCCAACCATGAAGCCGATTCAGCTCATGGCATATCCTATTCAAAATTCATCCATGAGAGGGACTTTGGTATTGGATCCTTTCCTTGGGTCTGGGTCAACCCTCATTGCGGCAGACCAGACAGGACGTATCTGTTATGGGATTGAACTTGATGAGAAGTTTGTGGATGTCATTGTGAAACGCTACATGGAAGCAACGGACAATACAGATGTGACGGTAGTCCGTGAAGGTCAATCAATCAGTTATGAAGAAGCAGTGAAACAGTTAGGGGGGATGTAATGTCTAATGTTCACTATTCATTTATTGGTTCAATTGGTATAGGAACTTTGAAAGATGGCACTCAATTTAGGTTTGATAGAGACAGATTCTCACTTATAGAAGATATTAACTTCTACCGAAATAAAAATAACGATGAAGATGCAAAGTCGTACATTATTTGTGCGAAAGGCAAATATCTTCATCGTTATTTATTTGGTCATCGCCATGGATATGAAATCGACCACATTAATCTAGATACCTTTGATAATCGTTCTGAGAATATTCGTTTTTGTACGCATCAACAAAACCAAATAAATCAAGGTCTACAATCAAATAATACTTCTGGAGTAACAGGGGTTAGTTATTATAAACCAAGACAAAAATATCGTGCCAGAATCAAAATCTCTCAACGTGATATTCACCTGGGTTATTATGATACATTCCTAGAGGCAACCCAAGCTAGGAATGTTGGCATTGAATTGTTGTTTGGTGAGTACGGTCGTTATAACAAAGTTCCTGAAGTACCAAACTGGATTCGTAATAAAGTTGAGAAAATATGTAGGAATTATAAGTCATTCGCTTTAACAAATTATAGGGAGGAGACGGTATGACCCTAAGCTTTCTTGATTTCTTTGCAGGAGTGGGTGGTTTTCGTCGTGGTTTGGAATTAGCTGGTTTCAAATGTATCGGTTACTGTGAAAAGGATAAGTTTGCACGAAAATCTTATGAAGCAATGTATGACACGAAAGGAGAATGGTTTCATGACGACATCACAAGCATTGACCCAACACAACTTCCAAAAGCAGATTTATGGACTGCGGGAAGCCCTTGTCAAAATGTGTCTATCGCAGGGAAGCGAGCAGGACTATACGGTGAACGAAGTGGACTCTTTTTTACATTTGTTGACCTCCTCCAAAGCCAAAAGGAAAAAGATAAACCCGAGTGGATACTCCTTGAAAATGTTAAGGGACTTTTATCAAGTGGCGGGGGACGAGATTATCTCGACTATCTCTCTATCTTGGATGAAGCAGGGTACGACCTTGAGTGGCAAGTGTTCAATTCAAAAGACTACGGAGTACCCCAAAATCGAGAACGTATCTATACTCTCGGACATCTTAGAAGCAGAGGTCGACGAAAAGTACTACCTATCAGCGGAGAAAGCGGTAGCCATCTTAAGCAACTTGTAGGTGGTATGCAAAGCTACCGTGTCTACGACCCTAGTGGAATTGCCACAACTATTGTTGGTGAGGGTGGAGGACTGGGGGCTAAGACAGGCCTTTATCTAATTGACCAATCTTTGACAGAACCAAAGTTGACAGATGAGGCACGTTGTATCACTGCACGATATACTGCTGGAGCTACAAAACGGACTGCGATGAATTCTGGAGTACTCGAAATTCAACCCATTCTGACACCCAATCGAATCCACAAGCGTCAAAATGGGCGTAGGCTCAAGGAACAGGATGAGCCAATGTTCACATTGACCTCTCAAGACCGCCATGGTGTTCTTGAAGGCATCAAGGTCAGAAATGGTACGAAGCAAGGTTATCAAGTTGCAGAGGTTGGAGATTCGGTGGATTTATCTTATCCCAATTCACCAACGAGACGAGCAAGAGTTGGGAAGGGAATTGCCCATAACCTCTCCTGTGGTGGTCAAATGGGTGCTGTGGTTTGGAATGATCGAGTTGTAAAAATCAGACGTTTAACCCCTCGAGAGTGTTTTCGCCTACAAGGTTTTTCGGATGATTTGTTCGAGAAAGCCCAAGCAGTAAACTCCGATGCCCAACTGTATAAACAAGCCGGAAATGGTGTGACGGTAACAGTTGTCTACGCCATTGGTTGTGCCATTCTAGCGAGCGAAGAATTATCGAAAATATCTTAAAAATAATCGAGAAATGACTGGATATAAGACTCCTTTAGAGGTAATATGTACACAACAAAGGAAGAGGAGAACAAATCCATGACAACAACACTTGAAAAACTTTACGACATCTACCCAGCAACCGCAAGCATCATTCCTTACAAAGATTGGGTCATCGTTGCATCGAATGGGTATAAAGGAACAGAAGTTGAGATTTACGAAACGGCTGATAGTCTTGAAGAGTTTGAAAACTTCGAACGCAGATTTGACCGCATTTACCAAGAAGCAGGAACATTCGAAGACTTTGGGCATGCAGTTAAGTGGGCGTTTGAAAAGATTGGAGAATAACATGGACGCAAAAATGTTCAATAACCTAAAGGCAATCTATCCGGTTGGTACAAAGGTTAGATTAGTAAAAATGGATGACCCACATCCAGTTCCTAAAGGCACACTTGGAACTGTGATTGGAGTGGATGACATTGGTTCACTCTTAGTTAAGTGGGAAAACGGCAGTTGCCTAAATGTTTTGTATGGAATTGATATCGTAGAAAAGGTAATGTGAGATGTGGGAAATTATGACTCGAACGGTTGGAGACAGACATTACGCTTGTGAATTTCTCCGTGAAGACACAACAGACCCAAGGAATATAGACGGTACATGGATTAGAATACTGACAATAAAACGTGATGGTGAATATATCTACCAATATAGATATGGGAATGAAATAGATAACATGGACGACATTGACAGAACTGTCTGTCAGGCTGTACTCGATAACTTTAATGAACTTTAAGAAAGAACTCGAATTGAGTTCTTTTTTTCTTACTCTAAAGGAGGTGAGATTGTGGCAATCAGGGGGCGAAAACCAAAGCCTACGAATATGAAAATACTTGAGGGAAATCCTGGTAAGCGACCACTCCCTACGAATGAAGTCAAACCCAAACAAAAAGCCCCACGTTGCCCACAGTGGCTTGAAGATGATGCAAAGAAGGAGTGGAAACGGATGGGAAAAATTCTCGAACAGATGGGAATTTTAACCGAAATGGACATGACTGCATTTGCAGGTTATTGTCAAGCTTACGCTCGCTGGAAAGAGGCGGAAGAGTTCCTATCCAAGCATGGCTCCATTATCAAAACTCCGAATGGCTATCTCCAACAAGTCCCTCAAGTCTCTATCAGCCAGACCAACCTCAAAATCATGCTTAAATTCTGTGAACAATTTGGTTTGACACCTTCAGCACGTAACCGTCTAGCAACGATGGATTCGGAAGTTGGTACTGGTGATGAAATGGAAGATTTGTTAGGAGGAATTTTATGAGCTATCATTATGAACCAAGTCCATTCATGCTCCCAACCTCACACTATGATAAGGCAAAGGCTGATAGGGCAGTAACATTTATCAATAACCTCTCCCACACCAAAGGCAAGTGGGCAGGAAAGCGATTTGATTTGTTGCCGTGGCAGGAACAGATTGTCCGTGATCTATTTGGAATTGTCAAGGAAGATGGTAATCGCCAATTCTTAACAGCCTATATAGAAATTCCAAAAAAGAATGGCAAGTCTGAGTTAGCGGCAGCTATCGCTCTTTATCTATTATATGCGGATAATGAAGCCAGTGCAGAAGTTTATGGTGCCGCTTGTGACCGAAACCAAGCGTCAATCGTGTTTGATGTAGCCAAGCAAATGGTGCAGATGAGTCGACCTTTAGAAAAGCGGTCAAAGATAATGGGAGCAACCAAGCGAATTGTAAATTATACTAACGCTGGGTTTTACCAAGTTCTTTCTGCAGAGACAGGGACAAAACATGGACTAAACGTTTCAGGCTTAGTCTTTGATGAAATCCACGCTCAGCCTAATCGTCATTTGTATGATGTATTAACCAAGGGATCAGGAGACGCAAGGGAACAACCCCTCTTTTTTATTATCACAACAGCTGGAACGGATAGAAACTCTATCTGTTATGAGTTACATACCAAAGCATTGGATATTCTGAATGGTAGAAAGAAGGATACGTCATTCTATCCTGTGGTTTATGGTTTATCTGATGAAGATGATTGGAATGATGAAGCTAACTGGCTCAAGGCTAACCCTTCACTAGGGCATACTATTGGGATTGACCGTGTTAGAGAAGCCTACCAACAGGCACTTGACAATCCTGCAGAAGAGAATGTCTTTAAGCAGCTCCGTCTAAATATGTGGACAAGCTCAAGTGTTGCTTGGATTCCAGAACATGTTTATGCGAAAGGAAATGATCCCATCCAATATGAAAGTCTCAAGGGTCGTAGCTGTTATGCAGGTTTAGATCTTTCTAGTACGTCAGATATAACAGCTTTTGTCTTGGTGTTCCCTCCTAGATTTGAAGAGGAAAACTATATCGTTCTGCCTTTCTTTTGGCTACCTGAAGATACATTGGAGCTTAGATGTCGACGTGACCATGTTCTGTATGATGTTTGGGAACGTCAGGGTTACATCAAAACTACAGAGGGGAATGTTGTTCACTATGGGTTTATCGAAAAGTTTATAGAAGATTTATCGGAAATCTATCATATTAAGGAGATAGCCTATGACCGCTGGAATGCGACACAGATGGTTCAGAATCTAGAAGGAATGGGCTTGACCATGGTGCCTTTCGGTCAGGGATACAAGGATATGAGTCCACCATCTAAGGAACTCTATAAACTTATGATGGAAGGCAAGATTCAACATGGTGGACATCCAGTTCTGAAATGGATGGGACAAAACGTAGTCATGAGACAAGACCCTGCTGGCAATATCAAGCCTGATAAGGAAAAGTCAGTCGAGAAGATTGACGGTATTGTAGCACTCATTATGGGACTGGATCGTTGTATTCGTCATCAAACCGATGAAGGAAGTGTGTATGATGAACGTGGAATATTGAGTTTTTAGTTGACAAAATAAAGCAAAATACGTTACAATTGCAGTACAAAATTCAAAGGAGAAGTAGTATGGGAAAAACAGCCACTTTAAATGTACGTGTTGATTCGGATGATAAATTAAATGCAGAAAGTGTCTTGAAAGAGCTTGGAATGCCTATGTCTACATTGATTACCCTACTATTAAAGCAGGTTTCTATGACACGAAGCATTCCGTTTGATATTGCCTTACCACAAGCACCTTCTTCTGTGGATGTCTCACCACTGTCTGCTGGTGAATTGAAAGACCTGTTGGTGCAGAGCTATCACTCAGCGGATCATGAAGAAACGATATTGGCGGAAGATTTTTTCAAAGGTATTAAAGGGGTAAATTAATGATTGAATATCCCGTGAGATTGACAAAACAAGCCAGTGACGATTTGACTGCCATTTATCGCTTTATTGCGATAGAGCTACAATCACCCTTAACAGCAGATAAAAATATCCATCTCTTTGAACAATCCATCAAATCCTTATCAACGTTTCCAGAACGTTGTCCTATTCTTGAAGGGTTTGAGAGTGAGGGTATTGTGATTCGAAAACTTATTGTTAAAAACTATGTTATATTTTATCGTTTTGTTGGAGAGGTTGTAACTGTACTTCGAGTATTACATGGTACTTCTAACATTGATGCATTATTGAGAGATATCGCAGAAGATAATGATGTGAACTAATATTGGCATCTCCAAGCGGAGGTGCTTTTTCTATTCAAAGTGTTCAAAAAATAGTTGATAATATCGCCAAAATGACTTGATAAGTCCTTGCTTCTACGGTAATATGTGACTACAAAAAGAAGAGGGGAACAAAACAATGGCAACAAAAGCACGGATTGGATTATTGACGAAAAACCATACAGCACAAACAATCGAGGTAGCGTATGAAGGATATCCAGAATACACTGGGGAACTTCTAAAGAAACACTTTAAATCAAGCAAAGAAATTCGTGCATTACTTCAGAAAGGTGATATCATTCAGCTTGAAGATAGTCTTGATAAAATTGAACACGATGACTTACAGGGGAATGCCCAGCAACATCGTTTCATCGGTGACATCAGTCAATTGGCAGAGGATACCCTGGCAGATTACATTTATCTTTTTCAAGAAAGTGATAGAACATGGTATCTTCTTGAAGAAGGAGAGATGAAAAACATCTAAGAACAAACGATAAGCACTTCAATCGAGGTGCTTTTTTCGTACTCAAAAGGAGGAACTATGGGACTACTAGATTTACTGGGACGTAAGCGGGCTAGAGATAAGCCACGAAATAGTTATGAAGGTCAGGACTTTTCCTATCTGTTTGGACGAACGACCAGTGGGGAAAATGTGGATGAGTTTAAAGCTATGCAGACGACTGCTGTTTATGCTTGTGTCCGTATCTTAGCTGAAGCGGTAGCTTCACTACCCATTCATGTTTATGAGAGAACGGCAACTGGAAAGGAGAAAAGGGTGGAACATCCCCTTTATTTTCTCTTACATGATGAACCTAACCCTGAGATGTCATCCTTTGTTTTTAGAGAAACCTTGATGACCCATCTACTGATATGGGGCAATGCCTATGTCCAGATTATCCGAGATAGGAGTGGACAGGTTATCAGTCTTTACCCACTTTTACCAGATAAGATGTCAGTTCATCGAGATGAGAGTGGTAAGCTCTATTACAAATACAAGCGTCAGTCAGAGGAAAATCCAAACTTTAAGGAAAAGGGAGATGCTATCTTGAAAGCAGATGATGTTCTCCATGTTCCTGGTCTGGGTTTTGATGGCTTGATCGGTTATTCTCCAATTGCTCTTGCAAAAAATGCTATCGGTATGACCTTGGCTACAGAAAACTATGGAGCTTCATTCTTTAAGAATGGTGCAAATCCTGGTGGCGTTTTGGAACACCCAGGTATTCTCAAAGATCCTAAACGAGTGAGAGATTCATGGAATGCAGTCTATAATGGGGTAACCAATGCCCACAAAGTGGCAGTTCTTGAGGAAGGGATGAAATACACTCAAGTAGGCATACCGCCTGAAGAAGCCCAGTTTCTTCAGACAAGAAAATTCCAAATCAATGAAATTGCAAGGCTCTACCGCATTCCACCTCATATGGTTGGTGACTTGGAGAAATCCTCATTTTCAAACATTGAGCAACAGTCTTTAGAATTTGTTAAATATACCTTAGACCCTTGGGTAGTTCGTCTAGAACAGGCTTTCAAGAGGTCTCTTTTTTTACCTGAAGAAAAGAAAACCTACTTTGTGAAGTTCAATGTGGATGGTCTTCTACGTGGAGACTATCAGAGTCGAATGAATGGCTATGCGATTGGTAGACAAAACGGCTGGCTATCGACAAATGATATTCGTGAACTTGAGGACTTGAACCTCCTTTCAGATGAGGAAGGAGGTAATCTCTACTTGATAAATGGAAACATGACGAAACTGAAGGATGCAGGTGGCTTTATGAAACAAGTACCGTCAGAACAAGAAACTCAATCTGAGGAGGATATGGATGCATAAGTTTTGGAATTTTACAGAAGATGATAGTGGTCGAACTCTTCGAATAGAGGGGCAGATTGCTGATGAGACGTGGTTTGGCGATGAAGTCACGCCACAAGTATTTAAAAATGATTTACATGCAGGAAACGGAGACATCACCCTCTGGATTAATAGTCCAGGGGGTGATGTTTTTGCGGCTGCTCAAATCTATAACATGTTGATGGATTACAAAGGTGATGTCCATGTAGTGATTGATGGATTAGCCGCAAGTGCTGCTAGTGTCATTGCCATGGCAGGTACAACGGTTTCTATGAGTCCTGTTGCCATGATGATGATACACAATCCTTGGACTGTGGCACAAGGTGAAGCCAAAGACATGCAGAAGGTCATTGAAATGTTGGGAGAAATTAAGGAATCCATCATCAATGCCTATGAACTAAGAACAGGACTGTCAAGAACTAAGCTTTCGCATCTAATGGATTCGGAGTCGTGGTTCAATGCCAAAAAGGCTGTTGAACTGGGCTTTGCGGACAAGATTCTCTTTGACAAACAAGAGGAACATGGAATGGATATTGAGAGTTATTCTTTCAGTCGAACTGCTGCCCAACAAGATTTACTTGTCAAAATGCAGGCGAAGCTTGAAGTCCAACAACCAAAGAAAACAATCCCTATCAATCAGTTGGAAAAACGATTGAATTTGCTCAAATAACGAAAGGAATATGAACTGATGTCTACATTACTTGAATTGAAAGAGAAACGTAACCTAGCTTGGCAACAAGCAAAAACCTTCCTTGATTCTGTTCGAACAGAAGATGGACTTGTATCTGAGGAAGATTCCAAACGCTATGATGACATGGAAGCAAAAATCAACCTCTACAATCAAGAGATTGCACGATTGGAGCGACAAGAAAAGATTGACCTTGAACTTGCTCAACCAGCGTCACAGGCTTTAATTGGGCAACCCACTACAGTTTTGAATGACAGGACTACTGAAGAGGAAAAGAAAGGTGTCGCTTCAGATAGCTATGCCAAGATTTTTTGGACAAGTGTTCGTAAGCGTCACTTCTTTGATGTCAAAGACGTCCTTCGAGTAGGAGAAGACACCGAAGGTGGTCATCTGGTTCCTGATGAGTATGAGAAGAAACTAGTTCAAGGATTACAAGAAGAGAATTTCTTCCGTAGCCTTGCGACTGTTATCAGAACATCTAGTGGTGAACGTAAGATCCCTGTTGTGACAGGACACGGTTCAGCCTCATGGATGGATGAAAATGGTCTTTATCCTGAAACGGAAGAAACCTTTGGTCAGGTGACACTAGACTCTCATAAGATTGGGACTGCTATTCGTATTTCAGAAGAGTTGCTAAACGATTCAGTCTTTGACCTTGAATCCTATATGACAGCTGAATTTGCTCGTCGAATTGGTACGGAAGAAGAAAAGGCATTCTTGATTGGGGATGGTTCTAAGAAACCGACAGGTATCTTTACTCAGGCAGAAGTTACAGGTCCAACGACTGCTACAAAGGATATTACCTTTGATGACATGATTGAATTGTATCATTCTCTACCAGCACCCTATCGTAAGAACGCAGTTTGGATTTTACATGATACGACTGTCAAAGCTATCCGTAAACTCAAGGACAATAACGGTAATTACATTTGGCAGCCATCCACACAAGCTGGACAACCGGATTTGATTTTAAATCGTCCATACTACACATCAACCTTTGCCCCACTACCTGAAGCAGGAAACAAAGCCATTGCCTTTGGCGATTTTTCTTATTATTGGATTGCGGATCGTCAGGGTCGTACCTTCAAACGTCTGAATGAACTCTATGCCAATAATGGACAGATTGGTTTTCTTGCTTCCCAACGTGTGGATGGTAAGTTAGTCCTACCTGAAGCCGTTAAGACTTTAACTGTGAAGGCTAAGTAATGATGGTCAGTTTAGTAGAAGCAAAACAGTATCTCAAAGTGGAACACGATGATGAGGATGGACTGATTGAGCAATTGCTTGAAACTAGTCAACAACTCTGTGAAGATATTTTGCGACAATCAATTTATTCAGAAGTTCTAAAGACGGCAATCCTATACGGGGTTGCCTATCTTTATGAACACAGAGAAGATGCAAATCATAGAGAGTTGAAGGAGACGCTTTATCACTTGTTGCTGGCTGAACGAAAGGATGTGTTCTGATGAAGATTGCACCTTTGAGGGAACGCTTGTCGTTTCATGTTCGACAGATTGTTCAAGATGATATTGGCAATGAAATTTCGACATGGATACCTTTATTTGAACGGTGGTGCTCTTGCCGTCCTCTCACCTTGACCGAAAGGGATGGGAGTGTGACGAAACTGGAACAAGAGAAAGTCCAGTTCACCCTCAGGTATGAAAAAGCAATTCTTAGACTTCATTCCTTAACGACTCGCATTCAATTTCGTGGTCAAACCTATGAGATTGAGTCGATTGATGGAGATACAGTGCCACGACAACTGATTTACATCGTCGCCATTAAGGAGGAGAGATTTGACTAAAATTGGACTGGATGCACTAGAAATTGCCATCGCAAATGAGCTGGCGGAGTTTGTAGAGGATACAACAGAGGTGATGCGTGAAGTTGTAGAGGAAGTCACCGAGGAATCCATCGAAACCTTGAAAGCAACATCTCCTAGAAAGAGTGGTTCCTATGCCAAAGGGTGGAAGAGTAAAGCAACGATTGATACCAGTACAGGTTTAACCAAGACCATTCATAATCGAACGCCTGGCCTGACACATCTTTTAGAAAATGGTCATGCCAAAAGCTCTGGTGGGCGAGTTGAGGGAATTAAGCATATCGCTCCCGTTGAGAAACAAGCGATACAATCCTTAGAAGAAAAGCTGAGAAAGCGAGTGTGATAAGACATGTTACTGAGTGAAATGTACTCCATTCTCAAAGAATTACAGCTCCCAGTCGCCTACCATCATTTTGATGAAGGGAGTCGTCCAAGACCACCGTATCTAGTATATTTGGAGACTGATTCAGATAATCATGGTGCAGACAATTGGACCTATCATAAGCAGAATAACCTGCAAGTGGAACTCTATACCACTAAGAAAGATTTAGCAACTGAACAAAAGGTGGAGTCATTATTTGACAGCCACCTTATTTATTTTGAAAAAGTAGAGACCTATATCTCATCAGAGAAACTCTACCAAATAACCTATTACATCACATTACATGGAGGATAGTATGGCTGAAAAGAATAAGGTCACCTTTGGACTACAAGATGTCCATTGGGCAGAAGTTACAAGCGAAGGTTCTGATGGTACGTTGACATACGGCAATGTGGAACGTCTTCGTGGTGCTGCAGAATTAACCCTTGAACCAACAGGAGACAAGGGTTCTTATAAGGCAGACAATATCAATTTTTATACAACGGAGTCAAACGATGGTTATGAAGGAACACTAAAAGTTGCTCTTCTAACGCAGGAATTTTTGACTCGAGTCCTTGGAGAACAGTTGGATGCGACGACAAATACCATCTCAGAAATCGCAAACAGCGAAAAGAAAAATTTTGCGTTGATGTTCCGATTTGAAGGGGATAAGAAAGAAACATTACACGTTTTGTATTATTGTTACGCATCTCGTCCGACTGTTGGTTCAAAAACCAAGTCAGGTTCGGATATCAATGAGGTAGAGTTGACCTTTACTGCCAGTCCTCGCCCTCTTGATAAGGTTGTACGTCGACGAACAACGGAGGAAACGAGTGATGAGATTCGTCAAAACTGGTTCAAGGCAGTTTTTGAACCTCGTAAGTAAGGAGTAGGCCATGAGAGAAAGTATTACCATAGCAGGCACAACCTACGAGTTAGCAACCAATGCCTACACACCAATTGCTTATAAAGAGCAGTTTGGCAAGGACTATTTCCAAGATCTCTTTTCTATGGTCAATAGTCAAGCTATCTTGGATAAGCTAGGCCAGTTGGAAGAAGGAGAAGATTTACAGGCACATCATATTGATGTTTCTATTCTGTCTGATTTCGATATGACATTTTTCCATCGGATTTTTTGGGTTTTTGCCAAATCTGCCAATCCACGAGTGAAACCATTTGTGGATTTTTATATGGAGATGGAAGAATTTCCAGTGCAGGATATTGCCCCTGTTTTGATGAATATGTTGAACCAAGGGATGTCAACTAGAAAAAAGCAGATGAAACAGAAACAGCGAGTGAGGAAATCTTCACAGTAGAGAGCTATTTCTCCTGTTGTAAGGAGACTGGTTTGACCATTGACGATTTAAAACATATCTCTATTGGGATGGCATTTGACTACCAAACGGATTATGTGGAGATGCGTACTCGAGAAACTTCTCAAACACGCCCAGCAACTCAAGCTGATTTTGATAATTTCTGATGGTAGAAAGGAGGGACTATGGCTGGAAACATAAAGGGAATTACGATTGAAATTGGTGGCGATACCCAACCCTTACAAGATGCACTTAAGGGTGTAAACAAACAAGCATCTGAAGCTACCAAAGAATTAAGACAGATTGATAAGGCTCTCAGGTTTGATACAGGAAATGTCACCCTCCTCACTCAAAAGCAGGAAGTGTTAGCTAAACAAGTTGAGACAACCAAAGAAAAATTGGCAACGCTCCGTCAAGCCCAATCACAGGTGGAAGCTCAATTTAAGGCTGGGGATATTGGGGCAGACCAGTACCGTGCCTTTCAACGTGAGGTGGAAACTACTCAAAGGCTGCTAACGTCCTATGAAACTAAGTTAGCTGATGTGTCATCAACACTTGAGAATCACGGTCGAGCCAGTAGTTTAGCGGCTCAACAATTAGATAAACTCCAAGTGGAGCAGGGGCAGTTAGCAAGTGAGATGAACAAGGTCACGTCTCAATTTGAGTTACAAGAAAGTGCTTTGTCATCCAATAGTTCCGAAGCAGAACGCAATGCCATAGCCCAACAAAAGATTGGAGCACAGTCAGAAATTGTTTCTAAACAAATTTCCAATCTCGAAAAGCAACTAGCCTTGACAAAGAGGAAATATGGTGAGAATTCCATTGAAGCCAATAAGATGGAAACTGAGTTGAACCAAGCAAAGACCGCTCTCAATAACCTGAACAACGAGATGGATCAGACCAAATCCTCTGCCGATGGTGCTCAAGATGGCATGAAAGCCATGTCTGACACCATTCGGGCTGAGGCACTTCAAGCGACCAGTGAGAAGCTAGCAGACATCTCTCAGAAAATCTTCGAAGTCGGAACAGAGTCCATGTCTGCGGCAGCTCAACTTCAAGCCAGCAATGCCCAATTCTCTACCGTCTTTGGGGATATGGAGAATGCTGCTAAGGATGCACTCAATAAGATTGGGGAAGAGATGGACATTGTTCCAGAGCGTCTTCAAGGCTCCTTCACTCAGATGGCTTCCTTTGCCAAAACCTCTGGGATGGATACGGCTCAGGCTTTGGATCTGACCACTCGTGCCACCAGAGCAGCGGCTGATGGGGCAGCATTTTACGACAAATCCATCGAAGAAGTCACCGAAAACCTGCAATCCTTCCTCAAAGGAAACTATGAAAATGACGCAGCTCTAGGTATTTCTGCGACAGAAACCACTCGTAATGCAGCGGCGAACAAGCTCTATGGAAAGTCCTTCAATGAACTATCAGAAGCTCAGAAGCAGTTAACCCTCCTTCAAATGGTAGAGGACGGTAATGAACTCTCTGGAGCCATGGGACAAGCTGCAAGGGAATCAGACGGACTGGAAAACGTTCTGGGTAACTTAAGACAGTCTGGAACTAACGCTCTAGCAGCAATCGGTCAACCGATTCTGGAGATGCTTATTCCAGTCTTCCAAAGTTTGGCAGACATTGTTAGTCAACTAGCGACTTGGTTTACCAACTTATCCAGTCCCATCAAGGAAGTCGTCATTATCTTCACAGGTATTTTAGCCGTGGTAGGGATGTTACTTCCAGTTTTCTTGGGCTTACAGGTTGCGGCAGCCGCTATGGGAACAACCGTTGTTGGAATGATAACGGCTTTTTTGCCGATTGTGGGGATTATTGTTGGTATTGTAGCCGCCATTACCTTACTGATTGTTGGGTTAAAAGAACTCTGGACGAACCACGAAGGCTTTCGAACGGCTGTGACGGAAATCTGGAATAGTATCTATGCCTTTCTGTCCATGATCATCCAGCAGATTTCTAGTTTTGTTATGTCCATCTGGGGAACCCTAACCACATGGTGGACTGAAAACCAGCAATTGATTCTAAATGCTGCAACCACGGTATGGAATGCTATCACTACGGTTATTCAAACGGTGATGACTATTCTTGGGCCGCTCATCCAAGCAAGCTGGGAAAATATCAAACTTATCATCACAACTGCTTGGGAGATGATAAAGATTGTGGTCGAGACTGCTATCAATGTGGTACTTGGTATCATCAAGGCAGTCATGCAGGTTATCACTGGTGATTGGACTGGCGCTTGGGAAACCATCAAACAGGTCTTGTCGATGGTATGGGAGGGCATTAAGTCCCTTATTTCCTTAGCTCTCAATTTCATCGCCCAGTACATCTCAACTGCTTGGACGGGTATCAAGAATACCATCTCAAATGTACTATCTGCCATTAGTTCTGTTATTTCAACTATATGGTCAGCTATTCAATCAACAATATCCAGTGTCCTATCTGCGATTGGTTCAACTGTTTCAACTATCTGGAACGGTATCAGTAGTACTGTATCCAACATCTTGAATGGTATATCTAATACAGTTTCATCTGTTTGGAATGGTGTGAAAAATACCATTTCTAATGCTATCAATGGTGCAAGAGATGCCGTGAGTAATGCCATCAATGCTATTAAAAATCTCTTTAACTTCCAAATCAGATGGCCACATATTCCCCTTCCTCATTTTCGAGTATCAGGTTCAGCCAATCCACTGGATTGGTTAAAGGGGGGTATTCCAAGAATCTCCATTGATTGGTATGCCAAAGGAGGAATTTTAACCAAACCAACCGCATTTGGGGTAAACGGCAATAGCCTAATGGTTGGAGGTGAGGCTGGAAAAGAAGCAGTCTTGCCTTTGAATGAACAAACATTGGGTGCAATTGGTCGAGGAATCGCAAAGACCATGACAAGCAATCTACCAACCATTCATATCACCATTACTGGAAATACAGTAAGAGAAGAGACTGACCTTCACCGACTTGCGGAGATGGTTGGAGAGAAATTAGTGTATGAATTAGAACGTCAGCAAGGATTGAGAGGAGTGAAACCATGATTAGACATAATGCATTAACCATTGGTGGAGTGTCCACGGCTAGTTTTCCTTTTAAGGTAATCGTGGAAGATAGCCCTTCTATCACAGTTAGTGAAAGTAAGACGCATTTGATAGAACACCAAGGTCTGTCAGGTGCGGTTCTTCAAACCAATCCTCGCAGAAGTGTCATGGAACTGAGCTACACCCTCTATCTTGTTAAACCTAGTGAAGAACAGTTATTTTCCTTTTTGAAGCTATTTTTGAAAGAAGGATTTTGGCTTGAGAACGCTAGTTTCAAGACCATACGCTTTTGGTGTTACAAGGTTCACCATACTCCAGTTCAAAAGGATAAGCTGGGGGTGTATGAGCTTAAGGTTACCTTTTCTTGTCACCCAACCAAGTGGTTCAAAACGACGACCTCGCAGGTGTTTAGGACTAGTGGTACTTTGAGAAGTCAAGGTTCAGCCATTGCTTTTCCAAAGATTACCATAAGTGGCAACTCGACTAGTGAAACTAGCTTTACGATTGGGGATGATGTCATCCGCTTGGAGAGATTACAAGAAACACTCATTATGGATAATAATCCTAGTCAGCCAAGTTTTAAAACACAAAGAGGTCAGCCTGTAAAATGGTCTGGCGATTTTATTTCCATTGATGCAGGCAGAAATGACTCGGTTGGAGTTGTCTTAGGTACTGGCATCACATCATTAACAATAGAAACGAATTGGGGGTGGGCATAGAGTGCTATCATTATTAGACAAAAACATTCGAACGGCAAAATGGCATGGGAAACCACTCCCAGAGACCATAAAAGCAAGTGTCAAAGAAAACTTGAATGGGGATTTTGTCCTGAATTTTACCTATCCGATCACAGACAGCGGACTATTTCGAGAGTTAAAAGAGGACTACCTCGTTCGTAGCCCAGTTCCAGTATTGGGACACCAGTTGTTTCGGATAAAGAAAGTCATTGAAGGAGACACCAGTCTTGAAGTTGTGGCCTATCATATATCAGATGACATCATGACTAGGTTGGTATCGCCATTTAGGTGTGAACAGGTTCCCTGTGCAACAGCTCTATCAAGCATGGTCATGGCAAGCAAGTCTCCACTGGGAGATTTTTCTTTTACCAGTGATATTGTCAAGAACAGAATCTATACAACGGACAAGGAACAGACGCTTTACTCCAGCCTGCTGGATGGCAAACATTCTATCCTTGGAACTTGGGAGGGAGAATTGGTTCGAGATAACCTTGCCCTAACTATAACGAGTGAGCGGGGACAAGACCGTGGGGTAGTCATTTCTACTCACTACAATTTGAAAAAGTATCAACGAACCAAAGAAAGTTCACAGATTATCACTCGTATCCATGCCTCTTCAAGCTTTAAACAGGAGGGGCAGGATAGGGAAACCGTCCTTCAAGTAACTGTAGACAGTCCGTTGATAAACTCCTATCCTTTCATCAATGAAGTAACCTATACCAATAATCATCTCAGAACTCGTCAAGAGTTAATAGAGTGGGCTAGTAGCAAGTTTCGCATAGAGGGAATTGATAAGCCAAAAGATGCCATCATCATTGAGGCATTTGAGTTAGATGGTCAAACGGTTCATCTAGGCGATACCGTAACTTTAAAAAGCAAGCTACACGGAATTGATGTGAGGAAGAAAGCAATCGCTTATGATTATGATCCTTTAGCTAAGAATTACCGCTCTATCACTTTTGATGATAAGGCAAGTATCGGAACAAGTAAAACTGGCGATAGCTTGACTACCTTAGCAAATAATCTCATTGATGGGAATAAGCGGAGTGAGGATGTTGCCGTTGAAATTGCTCTTGAGAATGCCAATAGAGCATTTGATGCGGAATTTGAGAAACGTCAAGTAGCCATCGATAATGCTATCCTTCAGGCTCAAAGTCGTGGGGAGGTCTATGCGGATCGATTAAAGGCCAGCATTGACAGTGAACTTTCAACTATTCACCAACAGATGCGGCAACAGGAAGAGGAGCAGCAACGCACAACTCGTAATTTAATGGCAAAGGCTGGAGTAAATACCAACCTAGCCACAGAAGCCAAACAAAAGGCAGAACAGGCTCAAACTGGGGCAACTGAAGCCCTCAGAAGGGCAGAACAAGCCAAGCTTGATGCTATTCAAGAAGCTAACCGCTTGACTTCGACGGAGCGTAGTCAAACAGAGTCAAAAATTGCGACAGCTAAATCACAAGCTATCACTGAAGCTAGTCGATTGGTTGATGTAGCAAAAGCTCTATTAGGTGGACAGTTGGCAACTGTCAGTACCAATCTCTCACAAACCAAGGAGGATATAAAACTTCTTGCGAGTAAGCAACTGGTGGATAGTCTGACTGGTCGAGTAACCGGTGCAGAATCCATGATTCAAGTTCAAGCAGACCAAATTTCTCAGCGAGTAAAGACTAGCGATTTTAACCAAGCGAAACAGAGAATTGAAACTGCCGAGTCATCGATTACGCAATTGGGGAATCGGATAACAACTGAAATCAGTCAAGTGGATGCGAAAATTCCAACTAGCCTAGATGGCCTAAATTTGATGACTGGTACTCGTGATTGGTCGAATAAAGGAAATGCCTGGCATTTAGGAAACAATTGGTCCACTGAAACGGAGAATTTTAGGGGACTGGTTGTTCGCTCTACCCAAGCGGGTTATAACGGAAGTCATCAGAATATTGTTGTGAAAGCGGGAGATGTCATTACCTTTAGCTTTTATGCCAAAGCTAATCAGTCTCTCTCCTCCATTAAAGTCTCATCTGTTTGGACTGGTTCGAGTGTCTATCGTGCTCCAGTCGCAAGAGTAAGAGAATCGGACGATATCATATCTGTCACCAGTGACTGGAAACGCTACTGGAAAACAGTTCATGTCTTATCTGATGGATCACTCCAATTTCGGACAGAGTACAATGGTAGCACTATTCCAAATGGCAATAAATTCTATGTGGCAGGATTGAAAGTCGCAAAGACCTCACTAGACACAGGTTATTCAGAAAATCCAGCAGATATATCTGGTGAATTGACCACCCAACGGACACTCATCACTCAAACGGCTTCTGGTGTAGAGCAGGTTTCTACGAGATTAACCGAAGCAAATGGAAAGATTTCTAGTAGTGATACCCAGATTCGACAATTAGTTTCGGATGTATCCTCAAAGGTCAGTCAAACGGATTTTAATAACTTGAAACGGACAGTTGAGGGACATACTACATCCATCCAACAGACGCAACAATCTATTTTGCTTAAGGCTGATAAGAACATTCTTGAGGGGGTCAAAACAACCGCTGACAATGCCTTGGCTAAGGCCAATACAAACGCAAGTCAGATTACTCAAACCAAGGCTGATTTACGGATTGCCAATGACGCCATCTCACAGAAAGTTGCAAGGACTGATTTTAATAGCTTGACTGGTCGAGTAGCAAATGCAGAAACCACTATCCGAACACAGGCTGGACAAATTGAGCAACGTTTAACAAGTACGCAAGTTGAATCTGCCATTAACTCAAAAGGTTATCAAACCAAGTCACAGGTTGATTCAAATATTACTGGTCGTGGCTATCTAACCAGCAGTTCTCTCCAACCCTATGCGACGACAACTAGTGTGCAGAATTTGGTCAAAACAACCTCTGATAGTTTTACTCAACGAATCAGTCAAACGGAAAGCAGAATCCCTACCTCAGTTTCGCATCGCAATTTGATTGCTGGTACTTCGGATAGATGGAGTGCTTATCAGACGATAAATGCCAGTAGTAACTGGATAGCCTCTTTAGGAAGGGTGCAATTTGGAGATAGTAGTGGTATCTATGTTGGGTCAAAAGTGCATTTATATGTTCATATCTCAGCGGATGAGATTACATTTGACCCTGCGGTGACGACTCGTACTATGAAACTTCAAGGTCCAATCTTGGATAGTCAAAATGTTTGGACATGGACCAACTGGAATTTGTATCACCCTTTCTACAATAAATGGAGCAGCAATCTGACGACGGGTAACAACTATCGGTTAATTAAACTGACCTCTACCATCACTCAAGAGATGTACCAACAGTCTAAAGGATTTGAACTTCAAGTCAGAATTGATGGAGTTAAAACAGGTAAGTTCCATGTGAGAGCTTTAATGGTATCAACTGGTGATATCTTTCCAGACTATTGGACACCGTCATTAGACGACTTTACGACAATGAGCGTCTTTCATGAAGTGCGGGATACTGTAAGTAGTCACACTCGGACCATTGGAGATCACACCAATCAAATCAGTCAGGTTGTTCAAACGGCTAATGGGATTGTGACACGAGTTGGCAATCTAGAAACAAGTCGAGCAACAACTGCCACAGTAAATGCCATTCAAACACAGGTTTCGACACTTGCAGGGGCGTGGTCGGTTCGAAATCTGACCAGTGCAGGAACAGTCCTCAGTCAGCTCAATCTCAATAAGGATGGCACAGTCAAAATCGATGGAAAACTTGTCCAAATTACAGGAACTACCTATATCCAAGAGGGTGTCATTGCAAGTGGTAAGATTGCAAGTCTTGATGCAGGCAAGATTACGACAGGTATTATCTCTGCAGCTCGAATTGGAGCAGAAGCAATCACTGCGGATAAGTTAAAGGTTGACCAAGCTTTCTTTACCAAGTTTATGGCAACAGAAGCCTATCTTAAGCAGTTATTTGCCAAATCAGCCTTTATAACCCAAGTGCAGTCAGTAACGCTATCTGCCAACAAAATTTCTGGTGGTATCTTGTCAGCAATCAACGGAGCCATGAAAATCAATCTGTCACTTGGAAACATCAAGTTCTTTACAAACTCTCCATCCATTTCTCGTGAGGTTAGTGGCTATCCTCACCAATGGGTTTCATTTGAAACAGGTACCTCAAACGGTAAGCCATGTGGTGTAACCATTATCGGTTCTAATCGATGGAACAACTGGAATGCCAATGACGGTGGCTTTGTAGGAATTCGAGCATGGAACGGTACAGATACCGACCAAATTGATGTGGTAGGCGATAAGGTACGTTTAGCTAGTGCTCCATATACCAATCCAGATGGCTGGGAAATAGTAACGTTGCCTAACCGACTGAGTATTGATGCCTATAAAGCTTCTGACCGACCAAGTTCAATTTTGAATATCGGAGATATCCGCATCTATCGAAACAGTACAAGCTATGTCAGCTTGAAGGACGTACTTCATCAATTCAATCACAATTTTAAACACTTAGTAAACATCACTGGTCGAGGTGACGTCATCTTGACATGGGATACGATTAAATAAAGGAGTTCACAGATGAATCTAGAACAAATCAACCAATCACTAAAACTAACTATTCAGGAGCTTGTCACAAAGCTATCTGATGAAATTACCGCTAAGAACCTCATTGCCATCCAATTGGTGGAAAGGGATGAGGAACTTAGTCAATTGCGGAAAGAAAAACAGGAATTGACTGAGTTGTTAGAAGTTCAGACAAAACCTGAAGAAGGGAAAGGAGAATAGTTATCATGGCACTTCTCAATATTGACAAAGTAACAGAACCATTTGATTTGGAAACAGCTCTCGCTTACATGCGTAAGAATGGAGAGTTCATACGTTGTAGGACCGCAGAGCAGGATTTTTACATGTATCTTGAAGAAGTAAGGCGACCTGCCATTAAGAATGGAAAGCGGCAGTTGATTACAACTGAAACAGTTTGGGCATTTAATCAGTGGGGCAGTACCACATTAACACTGAACCTTTCTGATTTGTTCCATGATTGTTTCTATCTGATGCGGTTTGATGAGAACGGTCAACCAGATTGGTCAGACCCTACCATTGTGCAGGAGGGTTCAGTAGAAAGTGAGGTGACCGATGAAGGAATTGTTAACACTTAATAAGATTTTATTTTCCATGATTGGAGGCTTGATTGGTAGTCTATTTGGAGAGTTGGATGGCATCCTATATGCTCTACTGGTCTTCATTATTATTGACTATCTAACAGGAATTTTTGCGGCAGTTGTAGAGAAACAGTTGTCGAGTAGTATCGGTTTTCGTGGTATCTTTAAAAAGATAGCCATTTTATTTTTGGTTTCATTAGGTCATCTGATTGATACAGCTATTATCAAGCAGGGTGGAACAATTCGAACCATGGTCATTTTCTTTTATCTCAGTAATGAGGGGTTAAGTATCCTAGAAAATACCGTTCGAATTGGTCTACCAATACCTGAGAAACTACAAGCAATTTTAAAACAAATCAACGAGAGGTGAGAAGATATGGGAAAACATCTAGTCATTTGTGGTCATGGACAGGGGCGAACAGGCTATGATCCTGGAGCAGTGAATGCCAAACTAGGCATCACAGAAGCAGGAAAGGTTCGTGAATTAGCCAAGTTAATGGCTAAGTACAGTGGACAACAGATTGATTTTATTACCGAACAAAATGTTTATGATTATCGGAGTATTACTAGTATTGGTAAGGGATACGACTCGATTACTGAATTGCACTTCAATGCCTTTAATGGTAGTGCCAAAGGAACAGAAGTCTTAATTCAATCCTCCTTAGAAGCAGATAAGGAAGATATGGCAATCCTATCTCTGCTTTCACGTTACTTTCAATATCGTGGTATTAAGAAGGTAGATTGGCTCTATAATGCCAACCAAGCAGCGAGCCGTGGATATACCTACCGTTTGGTGGAGATTGCCTTCATTGATAATGAACAAGATATGGCGATTTTTGAAAACAAGAAAGAGGACATTGCGAGAGGTCTTGTATCAGCTATAACAGGAGTTGAAGTCAAGACAATAGTTCCCTCGCCCCCCAGTTCAACCGTTGGGAGTTCAGGAACTCCTTCAAAACCAATCTATCTTGTTGGTGATAGTCTTAGGGTGTTGCCTCATGCGACTCATTATCAGACTGGTCAGAAAATTGCCAACTGGGTCAAGGGGCGAACCTACAAAATCATCCAAGTGAAGAATGTTCACCAGTCCAACAGTAAGAGAGCTTATCTACTTGATGGAATCAAGTCATGGGTGCTTGAGCAGGATGTAGAAGGAACAACTAAAGGCCATAGTGAGCAGACCTATCAAGCACAGAAAGGCGATACGTATTATGGAATCGCTCGGAAGTTTGGTCTATCAGTAGATGCTCTTCTTGCGTTAAATGGCTTGAAGAAGACGGATATTTTAAGAGTTGGACAAACTCTAAAGGTCAACGCAGCTTCAAGGACAACAACCGCTATTCCAACCAGTGTTGCCAGTCGTGTGGTTGCGTCAGCTTTATCTAAGGTCGGTCAAAAGGTGACCGTTCCATCTAACCCTTATGGTGGACAGTGTGTTGCCTTGGTAGATAAGATTGTTCAAGAACTTACGGATAAGAATATGTCCTATACTAATGCCATTGATTGTTTGAAGAAAGCAAAATCAAATGGTTTCCAAGTCATCTACGATGCTTGGGGTGTGAATCCTAAAGCAGGTGATTTCTATGTCATTCAGACGGATGGTTTGGTATATGGTCACATTGGTGTCTGTGTGACGGATTCTGATGGAAAAAGTATTGATGGTGTGGAACAGAATATTGATGGGTATTCTGACCATAATAAGAACGGAATCAATGACCAATTAGAAATTGGTGGTGGTGGAATTACTCGTCGTGTGAAACGTCAATGGATGGCGGATGGCTCACTCTATGATTCTACTCGAACTGTTAAACTTGGAAAAGTTGTTGGTTGGTTTAGAATTTCATAATTTAGTTATAAGCCTGGTGGGAACATCAGGCTTTATTTTTTTGCTTTTTTTCAAAAAGTGCGGAAAAATTACTCCCAAACCTACCTAGTAAGGTAGGAGGAATATTTGTATACCATGAACTATGGCATAAATTTATCATGTCGAATTAGTTTGTCTGATAACTTGACTAATTTTCCCTTTAGAGTGATATATAGTGTGCCATTACATAGGAAGGAGAGTAAATGTCCGTAAAAAAGATTAGAGTCAATAAACAAAAAAACAAGCAGAGGATCTGTGCCTACATTCGAGTTTCGACGACTAATGGAAGTCAGTTAGAATCGTTAGAAAATCAGAAACAGTATTTTATAAACCTGTATTCCAATAGAGACGATATTGATTTTGTAGGTGTTTATCATGACAGAGGTATATCTGGTTCTAAGGATAATCGTCCAAATTTTCAAGCCATGATTGAAAATTGTCGTAAAGGTATGATTGATGTTATTCATACCAAGTCAATTGCGCGCTTTGCCAGAAACACGGTTACAGTTCTTGAAATTAGTCGTGAACTGAAGGCAATAGGAGTAGACATATTCTTTGAGGAACAAAACATTCATACCCTTTCAAGTGAAGGGGAAGTGATGCTTTCAGTATTAGCGAGTATTGCTGAGGACGAGTTGAGGAGTATGAGTGGCAATCAACGTTGGGCATTTCAAAAGAAGTTCCAACGAGGTGAGCTAGTCATTAACACCAAGCGATTCTTAGGATACGATTTAGACGAGAATGGTGAGTTGATTATCAATCCAGAAGAAGCTTTGATAGTCAGGCAAATATTTGCACTTTACCTTGAAGGGTATGGTACTCATCGTATTGCCAAACTGTTAAATGAAAAGGGCGTTGCGACGGTTACAGGTGCCAAATGGCATGACACCACAATCCGTCAAATGTTAAGCAATGAAAAATACAATGGTTCGGTCTTATTGCAGAAGTATTTTCACGATGGTGTGAATGGTCCTAAAAAATTGAATCAGGGTGAACTCGAACAATACTTTATAGAGGATAATCATGAAGCTATTATTTCCATGGAGGATTGGCAAACAGTTCAGGCCAAACTAAACAGGAGAAGATGGCAACAAGGTAGAAACAAAACCTATAAATTTACGGGGTTATTAAAGTGTCAGCATTGTGGTTCGACTCTAAAGAGACAAGTTTCTTACAAGAAAAAAATTGTTTGGTGCTGTTCCAAATACATTAAGGAAGGAAAAGCAGCTTGTCAAGGGATGCGTGTGCCAGAAGTAGATATCTCAAATTGGACAGTAACCTCGCCAGTAAAAGTGATAGAAAGGGATAGAGATGGGGAAAAGTATTACAGTTATTCCAGCCAAGAAAGTGCAGACCAGTATTCTTCATCAGGACAGGAAGAAAATCAAAGTAGCCGCATATTGTCGAGTGTCCACCGACCAAGAAGAACAGCTATCAAGTTATGAAAACCAAGTTAATTATTACCGAGAGTTTATCTCTAAACACGAGGACTATGAGTTAGTTGACATCTATGCGGATGAGGGCATCTCAGCAACCAATACCAAAAAACGTGATGCTTTTAACCGCTTGATACAAGATTGTAGGGCTGGTAAGGTGGATAGGATTTTGGTCAAGTCAATTAGTCGATTTGCCAGAAACACCCTTGATTGTATCAAATACGTCCGAGAGCTGAAAGAACTGGGTGTTGGTGTCTCTTTTGAAAAGGAGAATATTGACAGCCTTGATTCCAAAGGTGAAGTTCTCCTTACAATCCTTTCTTCCTTAGCACAGGATGAGTCACGCTCTATCTCAGAGAATGCTACGTGGGGAATTCGTAAGAAGTTTGAACGTGGCGAGGTGCGCGTGAATACCACTAAGTTCATGGGTTATGACAAGGATGATAATGGTAGGCTTATCATTAACCCTCAACAAGCAGAAACAGTTAAATTCATCTACGAGAAATTCTTAGATGGGTATAGTCCTGAGTCCATAGCTAAATATTTGAATGACAATGAAATACCTGGTTGGACAGGAAAGGCAAATTGGTATCCAAGCGCAATACAGAAAATGCTTCAAAATGAAAAGTATAAGGGTGATGCTTTATTGCAAAAGACTATTACAGTTGATTTTCTGACTAAGAAACGTGTTCAAAATGATGGTCAAGTCAACCAATACTATGTAGAAAATAGTCATGAAGCTATAATTGACAAAGACACTTGGGAATTAGTACAGTTGGAATTGGAAAGGAGGAAAGCCTACCGAGAGGAGCATCAGCTCAAGTCCTATATCATGCAAAATGACGATAATCCTTTTACAACTAAGGTGTTCTGTGCAGAATGTGGTTCAGCCTTTGGTCGAAAGAACTGGGCCACCAGTCGAGGTAAACGTAAGGTGTGGCAATGTAACAATCGTTATAGGGTCAAAGGACAGATTGGTTGTCAGAATAACCATATTGATGAAGAAACGCTAGAGAAAGCCGTAGTAATAGCTGTAGAACTATTGAGTGAGAACGTAGATCTATTGCATGGGAAGTGGAATAAGATTCTAGAAGAAAATCGTCCGCTTGAAAAGCATTATTGTACGAAGTTGGCTGAAATGATTAACAAGACTTCCTGGGAATTCGATTCGTATGAGATGTGTCAGGTATTGGATAGCATTACAATTTCAGAAGATGGGCAGATAAGTGTAAAATTCTTAGAGGGGACAGAGGTAGACTTGTAAGTGACTGTGACTGAAAGGTTGCAGTTTTTTTCGTTTTTAGTGGTATAATAGCCGTATAAATCATAATTGATGGTGAATTACATGGAAAATAATTTGAATTTCGATATTTACGAGCATCACTTTGGAGCATTATATTATCACATAAAATCTTTGATTGGGGAATCCCCTATCTATGATGAAACTATTGATGAGGAAGATTTAATATTTCTTCCCTCGAAGCATCTATTTGATATTGGAAATGTAGAATTTAATAGGTTCAAAGCTCAAGAATCAGAGTACCGTTCTTGGATTGAAATATATATCTTTAAAATCATCAAAAATATTTTAGAGCGAAAATCAATCTTCTTTGAGGAACATTATTATGGAGATGGAACTGAGGCATACTCCATGTTGCTTTGCCCTAATGGCATACGAGTTGAAGTATTTTTTCTTTATGATATTTCATATGAAAGTGCTAGCAATACGGATTATGATAAAATTTCAAAATCTCTTCATGCTAAGACTGATAATGTTGATGAAATCCATATATTTATTTTACGTGATGCAATACATTTTGTGGACTTAGCTAACTTGGTGAATGGGAATAGTGAGTTAAATCAAAATGGTTTAGTAAAAGTCTTCCCAATAAAATCATTCTTTTTACAGTATTTTGATGAAGCAGAATATAATTCTTTTATCAGTTTCGCAAGAGAGTTTCATGAACGAATCATGAGTGAAATAACTTATAAAACGGTAATTATCCCAAGTAAAAATACATTATCAGCTTTTCGAACAAAAAAGTCCGAAATGTTACAAACTATGGATTATAAAGCAATATTCGACTATGGTAAATCAGGATTCCTTACAAATGAAGATTTTTTGAAAGTTGAAGGGAAGTTTTTAGAGAATAAGATGTATCTCGCAATGACTGGCAAAAATGATTTTTCAGAGAGTTTCATCAGTGCTGAATGGTTATTTGATATTTATAGCCATTCGATGGGTGAGTTAGAATTAACAGGTATAATATCAGGGTATTTAAAGTCAATAGAACAATTAATGTATAAGATAGTTCAACTTAATATTGATAAGGGATTTTCTATAAGATCAAACAGACAAAACGGAAACCGAAGGATTCAATATACTAAAGACAATGCTGAAATGATTGATAGTACGTTAGGGTCATTGAATGAATTCATTACCTCGAAAGAAGCAAAATTAGCTTTATCAGCAAAAGTCAGAGGCTGTATGAATCATGCAATTTCACAATGGACAAGATATCAACGAAATGGGTATTTTCATAAACATAATCTATATAAACAGGATAATAAAATCGATGAGATAAGATCGTTAACACTATTTTTATACTTTATCATATTAGGCGGGTTGGAGTTTTCAAGTATACAACTGAAGGAGTTGGGAATACATGATAAAGAGGTAATAGTGAAAGAAAAGTTTAACATTGACTCAGTGTATATAAATTTCAAGAATTGGTTTAATAAAGCTTTAAAGTTTGATTTACCAATTGAAATTCCAGGTCTAGTGTTCATGGTAAGTTCTCATAATGGGGAGTGGCACCTTAATGCATATTTGCTCAAAGTGTTTGATAGAAAAAAATATATCTCCCAAAAATATCAACTGTTAAATGGAGAACATTTGGAATTGAGTCACTTATATAATGTGCAATCTTTAAATTTGTGTGCTGCAGATATTGCTGAACTACAAGTAGTCGATTTGGTTGAGAAATTATTGGATATTTACAAAGCTGAACATAAGATTTTAATGAATAAAATAAGTGGGATTGTCCTATATTGTCGGAAAATTGAAAAACTAGTTCATTAAAAAAGGGACTAATGGGTCAGCCCCCTCAAAATTACCAGAGATTAAGCTCAGCCAGATATAAGGACTCCAGCCTTACTTTCTACGCAACAACGCCACACACTCCACATGCCTTGAGTGGGCAAAAAAGATGTCGCACCCCACTGGTATCCCCTTGGCGGAAGCCCATATTTCTGAAACAGTCGCCTGGATAGGCTATTTTTCATTGATTTGGTGCCTGCTTTTGCGTTACAATCCAAGTAATTGTAAGCAATAAAGCCTTCAAAAGCATGTTGTCCTCTTGAAGGCTTTATTCGGTACAACTTTAAAATTGGTTTACTTATCTTTATCTTCCTCTCTAAGATACTTAACTAGCCCCGGATAATTGCTTATCCTTACAGTTCGGATCAATTAGAATTAGCCGAAAACGGCGGCGAAGAAACGAACCACCGAGAAGCACCGCCGCATTGCCGAGCTTGATACCCTCATTGAACGACTGTATGCGGACCGGAAAAGGCGCGGTTGACCGCCTTGCCCTCAAAGGCTTAGGGGCATATCAACTATATATTGGGGCCGAGTGCCGTTACTTTAACACCGCCGCTAGCCATGAGCTTATGCTTCCTTTAGGACACTGTCCCAACAGACACTTTTTAAAGTATGCTGCACTAATCCTTATTTTTCACAGCATAGCGCAATGACAGACAGCCATGTTCTGCATTCTCTGTTCCCTGCAATTCCAAATTAACTTTTTCAGATAACAGAAGGTTATCAAATAGTTGTTTTTCTTTATTACCTACAAAACATGGTGATATCACAAGACTGATTTCATCAATAAGTCCGTTTTCTAATAATTTGTTGGTTAATCCACCGCCACTGTCTGACCGCATGTATTTACACCCATATTGCTCATGCAGGATCTGAAAGGCTTTTTCATAGTCCACATGATCATTTCCTGACACAATATATGGGTAATGCCTTTCCTCCAAATAATTCAAATATTCCTTCGGAGTGGCAGTTGATACCAGAATGACAATTTCCTTCAGATATCCAAGATTTCTTAAGCAATGAAGACTTCTCAAGATACCTCTGCTGTCAGGTATGACTCCTATTGGTCTGGGGTCCTCCGGGCTTGTTATGATTTTCTCAAAATCAGCCTCTGTTTCAGCAGGATATTTTTCAAATGCAGTAAAAACAGTATTGGACCCAAACAGCACCGCATCCGAATGAATTCCCCCGGCAACCTGGTAGTAAACTTCCGGATTATCAAAGCCTTTAATGCGGCCATCAAGGCTAATTTGTGTGTGCATAATTATCTTTGGTTTCATATTTTTCAATCCTCCTTTTTGATAGTAGAATATCATAATACACTGACAGCTGTATGTCAGCAGGGGATATGAAACCTTACAAAAAATACATAACAGACCAATCGCTTTCTCTAAATCAAGTTTAGGCAGTGATTCGTAATTTGTGCCAGGTGTTTACGGGTTATGCATTTTAATTCATCAGGTTGGACTATTTCAATGCCTGATCCATATTCAATCAGCTGCTTGCTCAATATCTCAAAGGAATCTGTCTGGAATTCGATTTCCATTTTACTTCCCAAATCGGTTTCTTCAAGGAAGCCGAGAGAATACCTGTTCTTGATAGAATTGTATGTCTCCCCTTTTTCAGCGCTAAGAATTACATTATATAGTTTTTTATATGAAAGCATTTGTTTTAATATTTGTTCCAAAGAGCCATCATGGCTTTGACAGAGCTCTTCTTCTATGCAAATGCTTTTAATCCGATCCACACGAAAATTCCTATATTCATTTCTTAGCCTGCAAAACCGATTAAGTACCAGTTCTGTTCATAAAACCCCAGTGATATAGGCTCTATCATTCTGCTTTCCGGTTCTTGCCCTCCTGATGCAGGATATTGAATTGATATTACCCTTTTATTGCAGATTGCAGTCTGAATTGCTGCAATAACGTTATCCGCCAATGTATTTTTCTGTCCAGATGTGCTGTACACGTTAATACTGTTCTCCAACTCCTGTGCATAGTTTTTTTCACCATGCTTCAAAATAGATTTGATTTTATACATAGCTGAATCAAAATCCTTTATAAATGATTCATCTCCATGGCAATTTAAAAATTTCCCTGCTGTAATCAATGCACCCACTTCCGCCGCTGTAAACATTACCGGCGGAAGTAGGAAGCCCTCTACAAGAAAATATCCTTTTCCGGCCTCAGATCCAATTGGTATTCCGGCTTCTTCAAGTGTCCGGATATCTCTGTAAACTGTCCTTAAGCTTATATTAAATCGCTGTGCAATTTCTTTGGCAGGAATTATTTTTTTTGATTGCAGCTGAATAAGAATAGAGGTTACTCTGTTAATCCTGTTCAAATTTTATTCCTCCTCTGTGACTTCCATAAAAAGTATATCCTATGCGTTCTTAAGCTAGCTGCTGTTAGTGCTTCTCATTGCACCCTGGTTATAAAAGCCATACTCACAAACCTCTTCACCAAAACTCTTTACATCTCTAATATAGAACTCTATCTAGCGAACTTTTAGAAAAGATATAAAACATCAGAGTATGGACAGTTGCGGATGTACTTCAGAAAAGATTAGATGTCTAAAAAGCTTGTAGTTAAAGCTTTTTAGACATCTAAATCTAGGTACTAAAACAATTCATCCAGTAAAATATAATATTTTATTTTCTCCCAATCAGGCTTGATCCCCAGTAAGTCAAAAAATAGCTCGACATACTGTTCTTCCCCGATATCCTCCCTGATCGACCGGACGCAGAAGGCAATGTCATACCACTTGTCCGCCCTGCCGCTTCTCCCAAGATCAATAAAGCCACTTACTTTGCCATCTTTCACAAAGATGTTGCTGTCTCCCAGGTCGCCGTGGGAAAAGACAAGTTCCTCTTCGGGCTTTTCCGTCTTTAAAAAATCATACAGCTCGCGCGGATCTTTAAATGGAGTGTCTTCTTCCCAGTTTTCGCAATCCACATCGGCCAGATCGTTATTCAGTAAGTAATCCAATTCGGCTAAGCGGCTGTCTAAGCTATTCGTATAGGGACAATCCGATATGTCGATGGAGTGAAAGAGCCTGATGCACTCCGCATACAGCTCGATAATCTTTTCAGGGCTTTGTTCATCTTCATACTCTTCCGAGCAAAGGACGCCATCGGCCTCACTCATGAGCAGATTGCTCCAGCCATCATGCCGTTCAAAGTGCAGGACCTTTGGAACAGGCAGCTTTCCTTCCAGCCATAGCATCATGTCCTTTTCCCGTTCCACATCATAGGTGGTCCCTTTATACCGGCTGTCCGTCATTTTTAAATATAGGTTTTCATTTTCTCCCACCAGCTTATATACCTTAGCAGGAGACATTCCTTCCGTATCTTTTACGCAGCGGTATTTTTCGATCAGTTTTTTCAATTCCGGTGATATTCTCAT